GAATCTCCATCCGGTTGGTCGAGTCGGAGGTTTTGTCGGTCGACTCCACGCGCTCATTCCAGATAATGAGGTACACGCCCGCCGCGACAAGCGTGAACACGTTGGCGGAGTATGTGACCCCCGTGCCGATAGCTTTGACCTCGGTGTCCCAAGCTTGGGCCGTTTGGGTCGTGGTGACCGTGGTCGTCGCGCTAGCGTTGCGCCGAATTAGATAGTCTCCGATGGCCATCGTTCTACTCGTCCGGGACCAAGAACACGGTCGCGTCGTACCCCGAGCCTGTGACAGAGCCGGAAAGGGCTCCCGTTTTGTAGTGAGGGGAGCTGGTCGCCTTGCGCGCCCTCCCGGTTACGGGCTGGTCGCCTGGATAATCGAATGTTGCCGAAGCAACTCCGGACGCGTTGGTGAGCACGTTGGCGATCAGGACCGTCCCGGCAGTAAGGGGGCCTCCTGTGTCCGCCTCAAGACGAACGCGTGCGTTTTCGACGGCCGCGAAGGTGCTCGCGTCCAAGACCGTGACGGTGATGGTTTGCTCCGTGACGATTTGTATCGCCCCTCCAAAGGGGGCCGAACCGATTGAAGCGTCTGCTCCATTGGTGTTTCGGATCGTCAACGTGTCGGACGCGCCGTTGTAACGAACGTGCACGCTAGCCAGTTCGTTGAATGTGATGTTGTCGAGGTCAAGCGTGAAGTCCCCGCCACCTGTCACGGCCTCGATCTCGATGCACACGGGAGCGTCGCCCCGCAGAGTGTCGGCGTACACGTCCAACGCCGTCTGCATGGATGCTTCTGTTCCAGATGAAATCGTCACGTCGGCCAGCGCGCCGCGTTCGAACAGGTCAACGCGGACCTCCGAGTCCGTAAGCACTGCGGGCGCGCCGTCCCATGTGGCCCAATGCTGGAAACTAGATGTTCCTGTCTGTGCGGGTGCGACCATGACAAGAGCCGTGCCGTCCAACCCAACCGTACCCGCCGGATCGGCGAACTCGGCTACGCCTCTTGCGGCAAGGCTGGCATCGTCCGGCTGGCGGTCGGCCGGAACGGCATTGGTTTGACGCACGCCATCTAGAAAAAGGTCCACGCGGTTTGCGTAGGAGTTGCCTTCGAATATCGCGCAAAGGTGATACGCCCTATTCGGGGCGAGCGCGCGGTCGGTGTAAACCTGGATCTGGAAACTCGCGCCGTCGCGGACCTCCAAGGTAACGATGTTGCCGAAACCCATGGTCAACTGGAAGTTGGTTGTGTTGTTCCCCTCGCCGTAGATTCGCGTAAACGGAAGCTGAACGGCAGTGGTCAAGAACCAGCCGCACACGGCTTTTCGATCCTGCACGGAGTTGTTGATGTCCGTGGTGGTGGGAATGGAGATTCGATCCCCGACCGCATTCACCTGCGCGGAGTTGGTAACCTCGCGCGCAATCGGAGACGCGGCGAACCCGATCGATGTGTTGGTGCCGTTGGCCGACCCGATTCGGTCGTTGGAGTTGCCGTCAAACTCCCAATGGTGATTGGCACCGAGATCGTCGATGTCGTCGATGTGCTCCCGAGTCCGCATGCGGATGGCTGTGACCGCGATGTCCCCGCCCCCAGTCACCGCGCAGTCAGCTCCGTAGGTGTTGCTGCCCGCGCCTCCTACCTTGCTGAGACGCAGCGCAAAGGCGGTGGAGGCGGCCGGGGCCGGGGCCATGTAGAACCCGACTTCAACCATCATGTCGTCGGTGGATGCGGTGCCGATGTCCACAATCGATTGACCGAAACCGTTGGTCGGAGTCTCAGTAGGGCCCGCCCCGAGCAAGAAAAAGGCCTCCCCCCAGAAGTTGGCTTGTTTTTGCGCGGTGGAGCACAGCAACCAGTCGTCCGTGCCGTCTCCGATGGTCAAGGAGATCCCTGCAGGGTCGGAATCAACCGTGCCAGTGAGGGTCTCTTGCGGGTCCGTGTCCCCCTGAACGGAGGTCGCGGTGTCGGTGAACGCGGACGCGGCAATAACGTGGATGCTGGTCCGCCGGGCACCTACGTTCCCGTTCGAGCTCGTCCCGTTCATCTCCAGCAGCAGCGTGTTGGACCCCGCAGTGAGGTTGATTACCCGAAAGGGGATCAGGTAGTTGCAGATCCCTCCCGATCGGTTGTCGACCTGCCGAACCATCGGCGTTCCGGACACCGTTGAGCCGTTGAGACGCAGCCGCAGGTCGAACAAATCCGAGGCGGTCTCCGTGCCGTCTTGCACGAGCTCGGTCGTGACGGTGACCAAGTAGTCGCCCGTGTGCGGGGCTGTGAAGACCAAAGAGTTTCCGATGGTCTCGTAGCCGCTGGTCGGAGTGTCGGCGATGGTGTCGCTGTTCAGCCCCTCTTCGTGCCATCGCAAAGGAGTAGCTCCACCCACGGGGATGTTGGTCAAGTCCAGCGCGTACGCGCGCAAGTACCCGGTCCCGGTCGCGTCGCCGCCCCACGCCTGCCACTCCATTTCTTCCCCAGCTCCCGGGGTGTAGCGCACTGCGAAGCCAATGGGAGCGGAACCGCCGTTGGCGTACGTCGCCAGCGAGGCCGAGATCGCGAACGCGTTGTTTCCTGAGGACCGCGCGAAGACCGTGCGCAGCCCGGCCGTGGGCCCGATCAGAAACGTCGAGTCGTTGTCGTTGCCGTTGTTGGCGGAGGCCGCGATCCCGTGCCCTACGATGAGATAGTCGGCGCCTTCCGTGAGCGTGGACGACGTGACCGCCGTGGTGTTCTCGGGGGTAGTCAGCGCATACGCCTCGATAGCGCAGGCCACATAATCGATCGCAGGCATGAAGAAAACGAAAAGAAGGGCGGGAAAGGCCATAGAAACAGCCCACCCGCCCTCTTGCTTTAGATTACGCGTCAGAGGTACGGATAGCTGCAACCGAACCACCGCCGGAGCCCAGCGTAGCCGGAGCTTCGAAGGTTTTGATCGGCGTACCTCCACCGTCTCGAACACGGACAAACAAGTCTCGGTCCGAGCTGTAAACAGAGGTGAAAGTAGCCGTCGCCGCAGCTGCGAGCTGATCGATGTACGAGATAAACACCTCGTTCAAACTCGTTGCATCCGCATTATCTGAGCCCTGGTACGCCGCAGAAAGCGTGTAAGTCGATCCCGTGTAAGACGAGTACGGCTGACGCGTGTACACGCCGTTGTCGTCTTGGATACGGATCGTCCCACTCGAAGGAGTGTCGGTTGGAATGGCCGTAGTCATCACGACTGCCGTAGTCACGTTGTCCGTGAGGCCGCCGTTGAGGGTGTCTTGGTCCTTTTCCAGGATACCGGCCGACCGCGGCCCCACAAGAACGCGGTCCTCGCCGGACACAAGACCCGAAACAGTGAAGATAACGTTGTTCGGCGGGGTCTGCGTGGTACCCGACAGGTCTTCAATCGTGTCCGACGCCGTAAGGTCGACAGGGAGAACACCAAAGCCGTAAGAACCGATGAGAGTACCAGTGTACGAGCCCATGAAGATCTTGGGAATCGTGCGCGAAGTAGGCGCACCATTGACCAAAGCTTCCGAGTTCGATGTCCCACCAAGAAGGGGAAGATTGTCTACCGGGGCCACACCAGACAGAAGCTGGATGTACATATTACCGGTCGCACCGTCATCATCGAGGGCAAGAAGGATGCCTGATCCACCCGAAGCCGAGTTATCCAGGATGGCGCCGGTACCTGTGTCGATCGCAGCGGTAGTAACCGTCGCAGCCGCCCCGGGGCCTGAGTACTCGGTGATGACGTCGTTGTCGAGAAGTGTGATGGTGGGGTCATCGAGAGCAACGATAAGTTTGTCAACACCGTCGTCGTCCATGACACGTCCGCTAGCGCCGTTCGACCCAATAGTAACTAGATTACCCGGCGTGAAGGGACCAGAGACCAAGGTGTCGTACCGAATCTCAGTACCCCACACAACGGTTTCCCGCTCTGTGAAGTTCGCCGACTCGGCGTCGTACGCAAAGGAATGCGTGATACCAAGGAAGAGCTCGCCACTGAGAGAGTCGATTGTCTTAGCAGTACCTGTACCGGACAGATCTTTGAGGTACTCCCACACACCTTTCAAACCGTCAGCAGACGTATCGGCACCATAGGTCCATTCCGAGTAGTACTCGCGAGGACCGTTGCCGTTACTCAAGTCAATGGTCTGAAACCCACCTGTGGGATCGTTCGCCGTACCACCAGAGTTTACAACGTGGGTATACGCGGTGACAGTAGCTTGCAACGTGTCGTTCTGCGCGTCGGGGGTGGTACCAATAGCAGCAACAGACTCTGCCAGTCCCAGCGTAACGTTGAAGAAGTCGTAGGTGTCGCCCCAATGCCGCGCCTGAACACGGATGCGCTTACCGTCAATGTCTACACCGTTGACGCGCGACTTAATAAGTACGCGCATGAGAACGCCTGCCGCGGCGTTACCGTTGTAACCGCCAGCGGCTTGCGTTCCCCAGAAGGGCGACGCCGGCGTAGTGGTGAACTGGTACTCGTCGTTGTCTTGAACAACCTTCAGCTGCGTCGCGGTGTTGTTGACCGCACCAAGGACTCGCAGCCCGGAGTAAACCGTATCCCCACTATCTTGCGTAATCGATCCACCGTAGAAGTATTCGGCAGCGTCGTCGTCGATGTTGTACGTACCTAGAAGAGTAATAATCTGGTCAGTAGAACGCTCAGACGGAGTGTCTGAAGTAATATCAACCAGGTCGTTACCGCTAGCCTCTGCGTCATCGGCAAGGTCCTGCAGGAAACGGTGCAGCTCTAGGACGGTGTAGTTGTCCGTACCGGAGACGTGTCGAATGTCGCCGTTCACGGCGACAGAGAAATCAGCTTCAATGGGCATTTTGCGCCTCCATTACACCCGCAGGGTGTCGCTTGCTTCTACTTGAAAGAAGTATCGGGTTGGGGTTACGAGATCGAGAGTTGGGTCGTTATTGTGCTGAAGCATAAGCCGGCCCTGATACATTGTGCCCACGGCCAGCGTAGCTGTGAGCGTGGCTGCTAAAGAAAGGGCGGCGATATGATCGCTAGACCCAACGGTCACTGCTGTGAACTCCCCAAATAACGTACCGTTGCTTTCACGGAGCTGCATCCGGGGAGTAAAGTCCTCGTCCGTAAGATTGAGAGGCAGAGAGTTCCGTGTCAGTACGATACGGAACTCAAACCGCGAGTTCTGCGTAATGCAGAAGTCTTTACGCGGCCCAGCCATCGCCCCTTAGACACCCGAGCGGCGCTCGAACGAATCGTACGTGATAACCACCTGTTCGATGGTTTTCTCAGACGCGTCATTGTCCCAGTCGCCTGCGACGAACTTCTGGACCCAAGCATCGCTCAAGCGCCAGCGCTTCAGGGGCGTACCGTCGCGGTCGACCGCGACGATGTCGAGGTTACGACGGAAGTCAGTCTCGATGACACCAGCCTCTTCGACAATGGAAGCAGACTCCTCGGCCCAGTCGTACAGGTCCGAGTCATCCGCGACCGCGCCGCGCTCAAGGGTGATATCCGTGAAGTTGACGAGGCCGGGAGACTTGTACGGGTGCTTGCGCCCGCCCTCTCGGTACTCGACCTTGTCGATCTCGAATGACAGCTCGCTACACTTGTTAAAGGCAGCGTGCGCGACACCGTCGATTTCTACGATGAACGAGAACTTGTCCTCGAAAACGCGAGGTGCTCCGGTCGTGGGCATAGTGTGTTTCTCCTACGAGCCCCGACTTAGGTCGAGCTCAGCTCCTGTTCGATGGCACGGGTATCCTGAGTGAATTTCAGGATGATGAACTCGGCAGGCTTCTGCGTGGCGAGCCCAATGCGCCCGACCAACTGACCGGCAAAGGTGACCGTTGCTGGATTGAGACCAGCGCCGAAGTCGACCTGGTACGCGGTCCGTGGGTTGCGGCTGCGGAAGGCACCGACATTCATCTGTGAGCGGAGGAAGGCCTCTACGGTACGAGAGACCTCAGCACGCAGCGTGGTGTCGTTGTTGCGGAAGCGAGCCGGCTCGAGGCCGTCCTGGACGGTGACTTCAATGAAGATCACACCACGCCGCTCTGCGATGGTCGGGAACGAGCCTGTGCTTTGCAGCGTACGCACGCCATCGAGGACGCGTCCACCGGACACCTCGCTGATAGGGTTGATGCGTCGCGGGTAGAGCAAGTCCCGCTTGTTGACATCGAAGGTCTCGCTGACCTCCGCACCGGGCAGGATCTCGAGGCCAACGATGGCGCTCAAGCGACCGTGCTTCACGCCGGCCGGTGCCTGGTAGATGCCGCCGGGCTGACTGTTGTCGGTCCGGCTGTAGCGACCCGCAATGTGCCCCGAGGGCGGAACGGTGATCGAGTCCTCGACACCGAAGAGCGTGGTGTTCGGGTTGAGTACCTTCACACGTGGGAAGTAGATCGCACCGTACTCAGATGCCTCGAGCAGCAACGCAGTCGTCTCGACGTACGTCACCATCTCCGCCGCTGTCAGGCCGGACGGGGGGTCGAGGATGGAGAAGACCGTACCGTTGCGAGTGACCTCCCCGTAAGTGAGCATTGCGTTGTGGACCGCCGCGGTTGCGCGCTGCGGAACAGCGAGCAGCGTGAGGTCGCCAGCCACGTCGAGAGCCCGCATTCCGTTGTCGGCAATGGACGACCCGATGTAGTCGGTATCACCGATGTTGGTCAACCCGTTGTCGCCACCAGCAAGGGTTGCATCGCCGTCAGCGGGGCGGTCCAGAGTGGCCGAGCCCAACCCAGCATCGAGATCGACGACCGCGATATAGCGAGAGCCCCCTGAGGCGACCGCGGCGTTGACCACGTCTTCGACGTAGTTCGAAGCAGCAGTGTCGTCCATCGTCAGGTTGGGGAACTGCTCCCCCTGCCGACCGCTCTCGAGCACAACGAGGTTAAATTCGTCCTCGTCACCCGAGGAAGCTGCCTCGACACGCGCGACGACACTGTCGCCGTACTCACCGGGGTATTTCGCATCGATCTGCAACGTCGCCGTCGCAACAGCAGCATCGGTTCCCGAGGCTTCCAGGTTGCTAAGACCAACCACGGTATCCGCGGTCGAGCTGGCAAGCACCTGCAGAGTTTGGGCCGAGCCGTTGACCAAACCAGCGATCTGCGTCGCCCCACCAACGTTCGTGACGGCAGTGCCGGCAACGTCCGCTTCGATGAGGGTCTCGAGCTCCGCCGGGGTGACCGCGGCAGCATCAGCTGCATCACCGGTGCCGGTGACAAGACCTTCGATGTCGATTAGGGGAGAGACGCCTGTCGCCGTACCGGCGGCCTGGACTTCAATGTCGAACCCAGTACCGGAGCCGCGAGAGTTGGTGAGCGTCAGTGTGCCGGAGGCATCCGCCGCAAGCACGTCGGTCGTGTCGCGGTTGATGACGAAGGCGAGCTCCGCAGCGGTAGCATTTGTGATGTCCGCGAAGTCGGCGGTCGCCAACGTCACGGTCTGGTCGGCCTCGCCGTCAACGGAGATGATGATCGTCATCGCGTCGGCGAGCGTGTAGGTTTCAGCGTTCGCTGCAGTGGCGATGGCCACACCGGTGTTGAACGTCGAGGTCACACCGGCCGCGCCGTTGAGCGAGATGACAAACGTCTGACCGTCTGACATGGCGTACGGACCGACGAGGTTGCCAAGCACCGAAGGAGGTGCGGCGGAAGCAGCTGGGGTCGACAGATCGATCGTCGACGCGACGGCTTCGTTGCTGTCGTTGTCGTTGATGTCCGTGTGTCGGGCCGTGCGGACGAACCACAGGAACTGTCCGCCTTCCTCGAAGAACCCTTCGACCGCAGCGACGGTGTCGCGCGTCTCGAGTGTGTAAGTGCCATACGTGTCGGACCACTCGTCGAAGGAAGTGCTGAGAGTAGCAACGTCCATCGGCCCGCGCTCAGCGAGACCGACCATGCCGAGAACGGCCGTAGGCGCAACGGACAGCGTTGCGATCTTGGGCGGCTCCTCGGTGGCGATGATCTTGGAAGAGAGAAGAGCGTTCGACATGACGGCTTACTCCTGACCCTTCGCGCTGAACGACTTGCGAACGCGTGGCTTGCTGGAAGCCTTCGGTTCGGCGGGCGCGACGGAAGCCTTGGCGGTGGTCTTGCGCTGCTTCAGCGAGACCAGACGGTTTTTGATGTCCCGCTTGAGGGCGGGGTGATCGAGAAGTGCGTCGGGAAGTTGCTTCACTTCGCCGCGCGGCGGGATGGTCAGTACACCGCCGACAGCGATCTGCTTCGGCTGTACCGACTTCTCGCCGGTCTTGGGGTTGAACTCTCCCCGGTGGACCGTCATGACTTGCGGGCGGACCGGCCCTGCGCTGACGTCGCGCGGGTACTGGTAGACCTTCGTCTCTCGGGTGCGGTTCTTGAGATCGATCATCTGGGGACTCCTGGTCAGGTTGCGTCGCTATCAGGCGGCGAGCGGGTTGGGGCACCCTGCGTAGTGGGGAGATTATCTCCAATCTGCAAGGGTGCTTCAAGCGTGGTGACATCCACTTCAAAGCCGACTTCCTGAATGGCGTCTTGATCGACACCCGGGAAGGCGGTTACAGGATACCCGCGAATCTCGAACGTGCCGCGAAAGAGTCGGAGATCGGACATCAGCCCTTCGAGGTCTTGTCGTTCGTATGACGGGTCAGTGACCCAATGTAGTTCGAGCGGGCACGTATCACCGGAGTCGGGTACCGGCTCAAACTCGATCGTCGTGTTGCGGTCAATAACGAGTTCGAGCAACTCGATCAGGTTGTTGAGCTCCACGGTGGAGTTTGTGACACCAATGATCTCGTACGAAAGGTTAAGCACACGGTGGCGCCGGCGGCGGAACCCCTCGAGCGCGTTGATGCCGTCGACCTGGTAATTCCCGCGGTTGGTGAAGAACGAATTGAACGTCACCGACGGTCCAGTGAGGATGAGCTGCGGAAGCGACTGCCCTTCGATCTTGATAGTGCCTGTATCCGGATCGTAGTCGGTCGACGTGTCTATGACCGTGTTCGCATGACACTCCGAGCGCAAGATGTCGATGACCGCCATTGTGACGCGGGTTAGGCCGTACGGCCCGCTCGTGTAGTCAACGCCCGGACGGGTGTAAATGTAAGCGTTTGCTTCGGTGACTGATTCCGTCGGGATGAGCACGCCGAGATCGTCGATGTTCTCTACGACGATGTCGACGGTGTCCGTACCAAGCGTGACGCCGTTGCCGTCGAATGGCATCGACCGCTTCGGCACCTGCACCAACAGGCGCGTTTCCGAGATGACCTCGACGAGCGTCGACAAGGTACCGCCGAACGCGACGGTCACCGAGGGTGGGGCAGCAGGCGCAGGGACCACGTCTGCCGCAGGGGTCGTTGGCAGGCGGAAGTTCGTTCCTGTGATCTCAACGAGCTGGCCACCTGTTGGTGTGCCGGTTGCGGGTGTGACGGTTGCGATCGTTGGGATGGGCATCTACTTCTTACCCTTCGCAAGCGCCTTGCCGGCTGACGCCAGCGAGCTCGCCGTTGCAACTCCACCGCCCCACCCGGGCCCCATCAGGAGGGCGACGCGCTGTGCATAACGCTTGCGCACGTCGTCCGGTTTGAAGTGTGCATCTGATGTTGCCTGCAAGAACGACCGCTTCGGAATCTGAGTGAGCACGACTGACGTGCCGCGGCGTTGTGCGATGACTTTGCCGAACTCGTGTACGGCTGCGATGTCTACGAGCGAGCCGCCGTCACTGCGGCGCTTCTTGCTCGAGACTCCAACGAAGATCGTGTCTCCCTTTTCGACAACGGTGATCGAAGCGCGCAGTTGCCCGGAGGCGACCAGCGGCTTGCTTGAACCCTTCTTGCGGATGGTTTGCGGCTTGAGCTTCGCCCAGGCTTTACCGTTGGACTTGCCGCGGGAACTGAACGCGCGCAGCACCATCTTCCGGTACAGCTGCGCTTCTTGGCGGGACGCTTTGTTGGTCGCGTTGCGCATGCGCGCAGCCATGCTGCCAACAGCAGCACGAGCCTTGTTCCAGTCTCCAACCTTCATGACCACTACGTCGCGCCCTCCTTCCGGTCCTTGAAGTACACCAGCACGAGGTTGCGGTCACCTCCGCTGAGTCCCCATGACCGGTCTTGGACGTGCACGCAATACAGGGGCGGATCAAAGCTGCGTTTGAGCGTGACACCGTCTTTCTTGTAGATGGCGGTCAGCTTATCGCTGGCTTGGAACTTGAGCGAGCCGTCAGCGTTGACCAGACCCAAGGTCTCGAGCTCGAAGTAATGCAGCGCGAGTCGGACGTCGAATTCGAGATCCCGCCCGTTAGGCAGAGTGACTGCACGCTCGAATTTGCCGAGCTCGGTGCGTACCTGACACGAAACCAGATCGGCGGATTCGTATATGCGCGAGTCGGCGGTCGCGTCTTTCACAGGCTCGCGGAAGATGCGGTCGTACCCACTCGGCTGACCGGCGAGCGCATTGGCTGCGGTGGCGCTGGTGTTCAGCCGTTGGATGGTGGCGCGGAACGGCCAGATGAGCCTGCCTCTATATCCCACTACGCGCTCCGAAAGACGGGAGGTGCTTTGTACACCGCGAGGATTTGGTCGATCTCAGGATCGCCTGTGAACGCGCCAGCGTATGCTCCGGCACCCATCGACGCAGCGAGGTTGGCGTACGAGACCGACTGGTCAAGAGTTCGCTCCGCGGTGACCGGGCCAGCGACGCTCTCGTTTGCGCCCGCGCCTCCAAGCTGCGCCCACAGCGGTTGGATGTAGCGCGCAGCCAGACGCATAGTCACTTCCTTGATCAGCGTCGGAGTTTCACCAAACGGGGAGCCGTCGTAATCGGTGTAGCCCCATATGCCGGCGACCTGCACATTTTGCGTGGACTCGACGAAGTTGGTGTGGCCAGACAGCAAGTCGGACTCACCCAAAAGCTCGCCTCTAGGGAAACTGTAGTTTGGCACGCGAAGGAATTCGATCCGTGGATCCTGCCTGTCGTCGTCCCCGCGCCCAATGAGGCGCTGCCGGAGGTGGCGGTTGTACACACGAATGTCGCCCTCCTGCACCGGCAGGTCCGCCGGCGAGAAGGTAGTGAACGTGAGACGTACGTCGGTGAGTCCACAGATAACATGCGGACATTGCAGAATCTCACCACCTTGTCCGTCGATGTCCAAGACCATGTAGCGCGAGCCGAAGATACGACCGGTGATCTCCTCGACGAAGCGTGACGCACGAATCAGCGCGGCGGATGCCTGCGTGAACGTGAATCCACCGGGACACGGCGCTGGCTGACCGAGCGGAAAACCTTGAGCCATGAGGTCTGTGACTTGGGCGTACGCGTCGGTGTACCCGAGACCCTCGTCCAGCACGCGGAACGTGTAGCTGACGGTCTGCGGGTCGAGTGCGGCGCCTCCGTCGGGATGCGCAACAAAGGTCACCTCAAACGTGTACAAACCGACCGGCTGGTCTGAAGCGATGGTGAATGGCGCAACGATCAACCGTCCGGGAGTCTCCGAGTCTGCATCAAGCTGGTTTGCAGCGTCGGTTGGATCAACGACGGTTGCACCAATGTACTCAGTACCGTCGGGCAAGAGCACGCGATACGAGAACGTGTCGATGGGCTGGAAGAACCCGGCTTTAAGTGCGCTGTTGGTGGAGTCCTGCACAACCGAGGGCTGCCACCCGAACACGACACGCGGGTTGCTCAGGCTGTTGGCTTCAGTGCGTACGAGATCCATTTCGCCTCATGAGAGTAGCAGTAAAAAACCCGCCCCGGTTTCCCAGGGCGGGGGCACGCACAAGCGGCGACCAACCGCTACCGAGAACCATGAGCGCCAAGTGCAAGTTTGGCCCGGTTCTCGTGTGTAGTCTACTCGCGGCGGGCGGTCGCCCGGTCCGAACGGAGGGACGGGGCCGGGACTGCCTCGGCGGGCTCTTCGCTCTGATCTTTATTGGCGTCCACAGGTGCGTCTTCGTCACCCACGATCTCGCCAGGCTCGACATTGGACACGACTTCGCCGGTCTCTTCATCGAGCGAGGGCCGGTCGTCGCGGAACTTGCTGTCCGGCACGAGCTCGGCTTCTTTGACACGCGAGCTGGGCTTGCCTTGGTCGTCGCGCTCTTTCTCTTCGATGGCCTCGGCTTCCGCCTTGGTCTTGATGTCGAAGAGGGGGATCTCCGCCTCTGGGTCGTGCGGCTGGATCTTGGACTCGAGCTCACGCGCCTTGCGTGCCGAGACTTCCTTCCAACGCGTGGTGAAGCGGACTCCACCGGTCATGTAGTTGCGCATCAGAAAGCCACGCTTCTTGTTGAAGGGCTTGATGCGGACGAAGAAAGTGCGGTGCTTTTTGGGTTTGGCCATGATGGTTCTCGTTGCGTGAAGGGTGAAAACCCGCACCGGTGGTCAAACCGGTGCGGGTCAGCGGAGGACTACTGGTACGTGACGACCAGGTCGAAGGTAACACCGCTGATGTCGGTCGCATTCGGGACCTGAGTCCCGGCCAAGACGTACACCAACAGGGCGTCGTTCGCCGCGTCGTAACGACAGAAGTGAGTCAGCGCCGCGCCGGTGAATCCGTATCCGGACACACCCACGATAGTCGTGCTGACGCCGAGCTCGGCAAGCAGATAGGTCTCTGCAAACTCGAGCGTTCCGCCGGTGGGGTAGGCGTCGTCGCCTACGATGGTCATGCGCTGAGCGAAGGAAGCCCGAAGGCTGCCCGCGTCATCGGTGAGAACTGCTGCTCCTAGTGCCATGATGAGTTCCTCTCCGCTGGCTTAGACCAGCACGTTGATCGCCTTGGCAACGGCGAGCTCTTCGGCGTACTTCACGTCGAAGCGAATGGTGATGACCATGATGACCTCGCCCGAGCGAATGTCCTTATCGGTCTCCAAGCGAATCTCTCGCTGGACACCCACGTGGATGTTCTTGGGGTCGAGGAACAGCACGTCGGTGAGACCCGGCGAGCGGGGGACGTCGGTCCGGTCGCCAGGGAAGAGCGGCACGGAGCTGAGCATGGTGCCGGCGTAGCCGACGGTGGCCTCAGAGTTCGCCATGGCGCCGAGGGCACGATCGCCACCCGGGGTCATTCGGTCCGCGAGCGTGTCGCGGTAGTCGATCTCGGCGTCGGTCGAGGTCAGGTAACGCATGTCGCGCTTGTTGACCAAGAACTCCGTCGGGAGCACGCGCTGGAGATCGCGCAAAATGCCCTTGTGCAAGCGCACCGAGCCAGCGTCGACGACGTTCGAGGTCGCCGCACGAAGCACGCCGTCGAACTGTGAGAAGAACGGATCCGCATCGGTGGTGTCACCATTGATGAGGATGTCCTCCATGTCGCGAGACACGGCCTGCGTCATGAGCTGCATGACGGTGTTGCGCAGGTTGCCACGCTCGATCGAATCCTCGAGCGTCTCGTTGTTGAGGCGCACCTCCGCCTTGAACAGGCGGCTCTGCAGGGTGACCTGCGAGGTGTCGGGCTTGGACCGGTCGGCCTCGGTCAGTGCGACGCCGGTCGAACCAGCACGCAAGATGCGAGACGCAAAGCGGATCTTGTTGATCTCCTTCTCCGGAGACTTCATGGGCTCGACCGTGGCCATGCCCATGATCGCGCTCTTGCGGATCAGGATGCGAAGGAACTGTTGGGCCTGCTCGGGAACGAGCAGACCGCCATCCGTCAGAAGATCCGCGAGTGCGAGGTCGGCCTTCTGGAGGATGCTGCGGTTGTCAGTGAGACCTGCCGGCATTGGAATACCTCTTTCGGTGTGGTGTGTTGGCCGACCTAAGAATCAAGGTCGGGTGCGAGATCATTGAGATCGTCAGGCCAATGTACCTTGGCCGACTTGGGTTGAGAAGGGGGAGTACCGCCAACGGCGGCATTGCCGAGAGGCCGAGATGACTTCAACGTCTTATTCTCGGCTTCCAGTGACTTGATCAACCCTGCCATTTTGGTCAGAGCAAGCTGAACATCAGGCGAGACGGGCTCACCTTCGTCCTTCTTGATCTCGTCTTCGACATCTGTGACGGCCGGGGCCGGTGCGGGACGCACGTCGGTCAGGACCTGCTGCAGCACGGCGAACATCCCCTCGAGCTTGGAGAGGCGGTCGTCAGAAAACTGTGGGCGACCCTTGGTCAGGTCGCCTGCGTTGCCCTTGCCCATACCTTCGGGGGGCTCGTTCGCACCCTTGTGCGAAGACGGCACGCCCGCGGCGATGCTGGGCTGAGGCTGATTGAACGCGTACTGCTTCCCAAGCACGGCTTCAGCCATCGCGAGCGTCGCGGGGCTGTCGGCAATGAACGGACCAAGCGCCTTCATCGCGCTGAACAGGTACGCACACGCGCCGCCCATGTCTTCGTCGTAGTACAGACAGTCCTCTGCCTTGTACATCTCGTCGATGGCGTAGCGCATCGCGACCTTCATCATTTCGCCGGGCGGCATCTTCATCAGAGGCCCTTCGGCCGTCATGACGTACTCCACGGACGCGTCCTTGGACACGCGGGGAATTCCGAGGTGATCGATGGGGTCGCCGGAAGCAAGTGCAGCTTTGTCGAGCGCGTTGATCGCCTTGCTCTTCTCTACGCCACCGAGGCGCTTCATCACAGAGCCAAGACCAACGATCTCGGACTTAAACTTGTCGCTGAGTCCACCTTCGCCGGGTTCGGTCGCCTTCACGGCTTCACTGAGCGCACCAACGCGGACGGCGATACCGTCAAGCATTTTGCCGAGTTCATCGCGGAGCTCCACGGGGAGGGCGACAATCAAGTCGGTCGTCGCTTCCGCCTTCGAGGCCTGAGCGTCGACGACAGGGTCACCAGACTTCGCCTCGGGGGTCGCGGCGGGTTGAGCATTCGTAGGCATAGGAACCTCGGCGTTCTTCACAATGAGGAGCTTCCGCATGTTGGCTCCTCGGTCGACAACGCTGACTTCTTTCACGTCGAGATCCTCGAGGCGGTAGGAAGCGGCGGTCGCTTCTTCGACCAGTGTCTCTGTGGTGGGCATCAGGCGTTACCAGTTTGAGCGGGAGTTGCGGGTTGAGTCAAGACACCGGGATCTTCAATCCGGTGCCACCGATCGACAGACCGTCGAGAAGGCCGGCTTTGATGGCTTCCCAGATCGAATCGTCATTCACGCGGAATGCCATGAGCCACGTTCCAGCTTTAACGAGCTCGTCACCGATCGTGAACGCGGTGGGAGCAATGTACGACTCGATGATCTTGATCTTACCATTCACAAAGACCTGATGTTGCAGTCCTACATTGCCATGTTCCTCCATATACCGGTGCGCCGCCTGACGGATCTCCGAAGCGGAGATGGTGTCGCCTTGCGAATCGACGCTGTCCGGCTCCAGGACGATCCCGAGAACATAACGTTCGTCGGTGCCATCCTCACTTTTGACCGTGCGTGCGGACTTGGTCAACAAACCGACATTGTCGGCGGTGGCTGCCTTCGTCTTCACGCGTCGGATTTTGGACTCCTGCTCCGGTTGGAGTTTCCCGGAAGTTCCCGCACCGACTGCAAAATCACCCTTCTCCGTCGCCTTCAACCACGGTGCGTTTGGCAGCTCGTAGGTCGCGGCAAAAAGAAGGTCGCAAGACTCAATTGTGAACGGGCTGAAGCCACGCTCGATGAAAGCCGCGCGCGCGTCGTCGGACTGCTGGTCCCAAACGATGAGCGCGTGGGCGGCTTTCTTGGCGACAGCACACATGTCGTCGATCGACAGTGCTCCGCCAGCGTCAATAACAGCGACCGAGTCTGCGGGGTCGTCGCCAAAGAGGGGGTTGGTGACGCGCGCGCCTCGAGGGAGTGTCGCGGCGACACGCACAGCCCACGGCTGGGAAGCAGACTTCCGTACCGTGACCTGTGTGTCGTCTTTGCGTACTCGGGCGCGCATCGTTCTACTCGCTAATGGTCTTGCCGCGGCCGAGGTCGGCCGGGTCTGCACCGAAATCTTCGTCTTCCTTGATCTCGGGCTCGCCCTTCAGGAAGGACTCAGCTGCACAGTCCGACGGCCAACCGTCGTCCATCTTCGCGATGGGCTCGGCGGAGCCCTTGTCTGCAGTGGGCTCACCAGCTGCAACGGCTTCCGCTTTCGCGTCCTCGGAAAGCATCGCAGCAAGCTCCCCAAGCAAGAGCTCACCACCGTCGACCGACTTCAGTACGGTCGCAGCCTTGGCCAGGAAGCCTTCAGCGTTGGCAGCAGGTTCTGACTGTTGGAACGCGGGGGGCATGTAGCGTGCGGCGGGACGAGCAGTGTTCGACGCGGGACCGGTGGGACCAGACGCAGCTTCGAACGCACCGGTGGACGGCGACGCTTTCTGGTCAACACCGCACGGCTTGCCGGGATGCTCGGCAATCTTCTCAGCCTGCCGAGAACCGGCCTGCACGGAGAGCGGACCGCTGTAGACCGAAACGGACATGCCGCCGCCGTCTTCCCAGCTGTACGCCTTCGCGAGGTCCACAACACCGGCGAGGTGCTCAAGGCGTGGCTTCGGGTCTTCGTCGGACTTGGCGAGCGTGATCTGCTCAGCCGCATACGCGACGAACTCTTCAGGGGTCATGACCTTTTCGGTCGCAGGCTCTTCGGCCTTGATGAGCCCAGCGAGCTCCTTGCCGATGGCTTCGAGGGTGTCGTTCAGTTCGGGCATCTGGGGCTCCTGTGTCGTGACCAGGCTACTTCAGGCCCGGTGGGAGGATCAGTCCGGAGGTGTCGGCCGTAGACCAAGCATCCCGGGTGGGTGGCGTCCAATCTCCGTTGTCGAGTTTCTCTCGCAACGCGACTGCAAGATTATCGTCGATGCGCGTCCATGACCAGCCAAGGTCGTTACGCATCACGACGACAAGCTCGAGCGACTTCTCAAAGCGCTCGCGGATCTCGCTGTGTTTGGGCTCTGTCTTGCCATCGGCGGTGAAAGTCACGTCGATAGCTTTCGTGATTGCAGTGACTGCTTGATCACGGGAATGTTCGTCGAGGAACTCGAGGAGGTTGGCCATTAGATCACCGGTTCAATCGTGGAGCGGCATCGGTTGTGGATCGGTGGGACGAGGACTCCAGCTGCCGCGAGCTGGCTCGGACTCAGTACATCTTTGAAGGTACCACGCACATCCGCTCGGCCAACAGCCGAATCGACCGCACGCGCAATCACAGTAGCGCCGGAACCCGGTGGTTGCACGAAGAGCTCGGTGTCTCCGCCCTCAACCTTCCGACGTTGGACGAAAGGCATGACCTTCTCGACAGCCTCCGAGTCGTTGCCCGACTGGAGTTGGAGATCGTCGTATGCCCGCAGACCGGCCTGCACCGGGAATGTCTTGCCGTGCAGTGCGCGACACTCGAGCGACGTGCGCTCATCCATGATGGCGAGGTACTCGTAGCTAGTGATCCCGGCAGCCTCCATCGACCGGAGGTGGCCGTACCCGCGTGCGCGGTTACTTAGGTTGGTCGCGACCAAATCCCAGTAGTTCTTCGACCTGTTGATCGTGCCTTGTCCGAGTTTCTGCAGGTTGGAAGCGATGTCTGCGTTGCGCAGACCAGCTGCCGCGCCCTCTTGGATGACGCGCTGCACACCGAGCTCCATCATGGCGGCTCGCTTGCCGTACTCGTCCGTCACCCACGTACCGATGTTGGACATCACGCCAAGCATGCGGTCGTCGATTGCGTCGAGTGACGTACCGATTTCCCAATCGTGCGCAACAGCTGCGCGTACCTTCGTCTGTCCAACGGTTTCGGCCAATTCGTGACGCACAACGCCGGCGAGTTGCGGGAGCACCTGTGTCGGGATGTTGCGCATCGCAAGGTTCACCGCGCGCGCAAGCTGTGCAGCCTCGGGGCCGGTGAGTGCAGCAAGGTCGACATCGAGCGCATTCATGGCTGCATTCACCACACGCGTCTCAATTGGGCCGACCACTGCGCCAAGCTGATCGGACAGCGTCTGCACGATCACAAGGAAGTCGTCATCGACAAGAGGGTTCAGAGCCTTACGCAGGTCGAAGCGGTACACCGACTTGAGCAAGTGATCCGCAGCGCGGCGGGCTTCGTGCCAATCCGTAGTGCAGCACTCATGCACTGGAGACTTTTGCCTTCCGCTTCTCAAAGGCAGCAACCCGACGTTCCCAATCTTTGAGACAAGCCCCAACAACTTCTTCCTCGGTGTCGTAAGAACCTGTAACTGGATGCTCCCCAAACCAACCTTGTAAAAGGCCAGGGACAACACACGACCGTGATACGTAGTAACCAGTAGGAAGCTTAGACATCCGAGCTCTCTGATGCTTTCTTAGCGAAGTGCTTGGCCATCGCGACTAAATACTCGGCGTGGGCTTCTGGGTCCAACACTCGGAACTTGCCAGCCTGCAACTCGAGCAGCTGACCCTTCTCTGTGGGTGGCTTCTCGGGCACGGCTTCCGGCTTCTTCTTTCCATCCTCATTGCCGGCGTTGGGGTTGGTCTTCTTTCCGTCCCGTGTAGCAGAAGCGTCGTTGGGATTGGTCTGACCAGTTGTGATTCCGCCGAGCGTGAGCTGCATGGGACGCGTGGTCCAGTCAGCATCGATCTTGGGGAACTCAACACCGAAGCCCTTGCCCGCAAGCTTGCGCAACTCTTCAGGCGTCAGGTAACCGCCTTCGGCGGTCTTGTTCACGGCCTCAAGCATCTTGGTCGGGTCGGAGAAATCTGGTCCCTTGGATCGGAAGATCCAGAAGTTGATGCCGAGCACAGGAAGAATGCAACGGTTGATAAAGTAGTCGAAGTCCTTACGGAGAGGTGCGAACACCTGCTGCTCCGTAAACTCGAGTGACGTCTGTGCCGTCGCGCGGTTGAAGTCGCGAGCGTCACCGCGAAGAAGACGTGGCAAACGAAAAACCGAACCGATCGCATCCGTGTTCGCGTCCTTGTACTTCATGAACTGCGCGTCGGAATTCTGCGAATCCGTGAGCTGCTTGATCTCGATCTTGGTACGACCAGTCGCGAGCCCTGGCATGCCGCCCGATTCAGTAGACTCCGCTTCGAGCAACATGATTTTGTGGAAGTTTCGCTTCCCTCGAATCTCGTTTTTGACGTAGTTCTCGAGACGCGCAACGTCTTCCTTCACCAGACGCCCGCCCGACACCAGAATAGCCATCGGCGGGACGCTTTTGTTTTCGAAATACGACAGGTTGATCTCGTCCGCGTGACGCGAGCCGATGACGGAGAGCATCTCCGACACCCAGCGTGGCAGACCATAGACCGAACGCGAGTTGTGGATCTTGAAGTGGATGAGCTCCGTCGCGGGTCGAGCGGACTCCTCCTTCTTCTTCATCTCGTCTTCGTCTTTGTACTGCTTCCCGCTGAGGTGCGAGTACAAGCGCGTGTCACCGAACTCCTTGAACCAGACGAGGTTCGACCCACGCACCGCACCGTTCGCGACTTGCACGTACTTTCGAAACCGCTTGTGCACGGGCTCCTGGCCTGGAGTGATGATTGTCTGCCGCACGTTCATCATCACCTCTTGCGGCACGCGTTCCTGCGGCATGAGACGCACGCTGTAGCCGGGGACGATGTCGAACTGCACGACTTCGTCAGCAGCGTTGCGCAGAACTTCCCAATACGCGTTGCCGGAGATCTCGAGGTCTTGCCGCGTTTTCATGCGCAACTTCTCGAACGACTCTTCTGGTGAAACGAACCCGAAGAACTTCTCAGCCGCGATGCGCTCGCGAACCATCTCGCGGCTGATTGACTTCAGGCGCGCCGCAACCTCGGCTGCACTGGGCTCGGGGAGCTCACCCGGATCATCCACTTGGTCGGGGCCGTCAATCGTCCCCTTGAGGACGCCTTGCAGCACCTTATTGACCTTGCCCTCGTCGTCCTCAACGAGCGCACGCTCAACGACGTCAGTCGCGATCATGCGCTCCTGAGTAATGGCAAGTTTGATCTTCTCCTCGACGTCGTCTGCCTCGGGGTCGATCACCGGTTCTAGGTTGTACCCGAATGAGTCGATGTTGACAGCGTACGAATCCACGTTCGAACGCAGAGCACCGCTCATCTCGAAGAGGTTGGCGAGCGAGACAAGGTCCAACGGTGGCTGGATCGCTCCAGCCTTGTTGAACAACGTCGTCTGCTCATCCGGCGTTTCAAGGACGTTGCTCTGTTCCGACCCATCTCGGCCAGTCCCAAAGAACCGTGCCTTCACCAATTCGGAAGGCACGGTCTCGGGCATCTTGTTCTCGTCGTCCGACACAAACGCTCCAAAAATTGGGAGGCCCGGCAACTTTTGTAACGCGATCCGGGCCTTACCGCGTAAGCGTAGTGGGTCGCTCAACCCGCCTAGACAACTAATTACGCGGGGGTGACCAATGTTCCACCGATGGCCATCCACCCGGCGGCTCCTGGAACCTTCATGACCTTTGCCCATTCGTGAGCGGCAGTGGTCAGCGTGATGCTGCCAGCGACACCGTTGATCGTACCGCCGGTGTCGGGTGCGACGATCAACTCGTTGACAGCAGCGTCGAGCGAAATGAACGTCTGCTCCCAGCCGTCGGGTGCGGTCGCGAAGTCAGGCAGTGTGACGGTACGCGTCGCACCGGCGTTCGTGATGAGTTCACGATTAGCAGAAGCCACGACTGCAGCAGTAGCAGCCTCGAGGTCGAGGTCAGCCGCAAGAGCGCTAGACGCTTCCGCGGATTGCGTAGCCAGGTTCATGAGCTCGTAGAGGGGAGCCTGGTCACTGGCGCGGCCGTCACTCCGCTGCTGAGCGGTGAGACGCGAGCCGCCGGAGAAGGCGTCGGTTTCGAGGGGGAAGCTGTCGGACATGTTGTGTCTCCTGTAGTGCGACTACGCGCACTTTAGAACGGTTTGAGTGTACGTCACGGGTCTTACGTTGAAAAGCAAGCCGCGATTAGTAAAGCAGCTCGTGGGCAAACAAGAAGAACTCCCCGTCACCCGCGGTCGTGGTGTAGACGCGAAGATATCGATAGTTTGCATCGAGGGTAACTGAGCCGCCGCCGGTGATTGGTCCACCCCCAACATCAACCCAGTTTGCGTTGTCGTTGCTGGCTTCCACTAGGTAGGATCCAGAAGACACTACGTGTTGAACAGTTGCACCGACAAGGTCGAAACGTTCCACTCGGTGGGTACCACCCGCTGTAGCGCTTGCAGCCGCGACATTGAGATCGCCCTCGTCCTCGTTAATTGCTCGCTTGCTCATGTGCGTTCCTGCTTTTCCCCAGTGTAGATGATCAACTCGTCCGTCCGCGACGTGAAGTTGACTGACAACAATTGTCGTCTGGGCCCGAGCCGCTTGCGGACGTACTCACGAGCCTTTGATCGTGCAATAGCGTTGCTCCGTGCGTCTACATGGAACGTCATGTGGCGCGTCGGTTTGGTCTTTGGGAGCGGGCGAGGGGGACGCCCTGGGTTGATGACCGAGCGAAGGCTCTTGGTCTCGTACCAAAACACCCGGAACTTGCGCGTGGTGGCGGGAGCTACCGGCATCGGAGTTCGCAGTCTATCATGGTGACCTTCCGCCTCAAACGCGGTTGCCGATCATACATTTCGTGCGGTCCATAATTTCACGCACCGGGATGATCTTGACTCCCGCCTTCGCAAGCTCGAGAGTCCGCGAAAGCACGCGGTCAATTACCGCGTTGCCAGTCTCGGTCACGCCATCGCCGAGAGCGGTGAGTGTGGTCCGAACATCGGCCTCAACACGGGTAACGAACTCGGTCGGCTCAGGAACGTCCTCGCCAGCGGTCTCGACATTCAACCGGACGGACCACGCGGCCCGCGTTACGAGCAGCACGATCTCACCGTCGACGTCCAACTCCTCCGCCAGATTCTCGGTCAAATCCTCGAGCTCAATGCGCGCAGGGAATAGAGCGGTGCGCGTCTGCAGTTTTTCGAGATCCATGCTCTCCAGCTCGGCGATTTTTGCCTGGAGATCGGTCAACGGGTCCGCGGTAGTCATGCCCACCATCTTACCGCAGACAGAGGACAGGTTGTCGACGTGGTGAAGTGGAAGGGGGCGAAGATGGTCTAAACAAAAACCCGGAGCCTGCGTAAAACAGGTCTCCGGGTTCGCTGTTTAGAGCGTGTGGAATTACTGAACTGAAACGCGGATAGTTTTCATGTCGCCAGCGGTTGTTTGCGTGTCGAACGAGATATCAAACGCCCCTGATGCAGGTGCAAATGTTGCGAATGCCGTCCCAATATCGAGTGCGCTGTCTAACTCGATCGCTGCACCAAGCTGAGTGTAATTCGGGGCCCCCGTCGTTTCATACGCCCAAATAAATGCGTCACCATCACGAAAACCCAAATTTCGTGCAACAGAGGAAATACCGAGGTCCTGAAAGTCGTGGACACTCCCTTCGCGGCTCATAATGAGTCTTCCAGGATCACAAGCCCACAACAAACCGGGATTGTATCGCGCAAAGGCGTCAACCCAGGCAAGATCAAGAGTTGCAGTGAAAACGCCACCGCTGGTTGTGTACTGCGCGCCGTGGTCGGCATACGCGAGGTCGTTGGTTTCTGGGGTGCCAAGACATTCAGCTTCCAACTCACTGCATGTATCCATTGGACAGGGATCTGCAGTAACCGCAATGTCGTCGCCATCAGCGGTGGCGTTTTCACAAGGCGCGCCGTCGGGACACCCGCATTCACCAACAGAACCATTGAAACCCGCACGAACGGTGCTGTCCCACACATCGCAGATAGCAAAACCCTTCAAGGGATCCGTTGCTGGATCGGCATCGTGGTCCCACTCTTCGACCTGTCCGAAATCTTGTCCAAGTAACGTGCCCTGGTAGTTAAAGATCTTGGTGTCAGCACCGTCTGGTGCAGCTTCAAGATTTCCACAAATACGCTCCGCCTCTCCGGAGTAAGCGTCAGTGTGTAGAGAGGCGTCGGGACCGACACACAGGATCCGAAGATGTGCGTCGTTAGGTTCACCACGAAGCTGTGCGGTTGCATCACCATGTGTCCCATTTGGGCTGCTGTCGTCGAACTTCCAGATACAACGCGCTTGGGGTGACCACTCGACAAGCATTGGGTCGCACTCGTCTCCAGTTTCATCCAAACCAGAGTCACCAGCAGCGAAATCGCACTCTTCTTGGCTGCAGTCACCAGCAACGTACGACGAAGAGGATGGGCTCGGTGAATCGCAAGTTGCTTGCGCATAGTTGATTGCAACAATGCCATTCTCATTGAAGCAGTTGGCGTCTGAAAACTCCCACTTACTCTGATCTTTTGGCGAGACCCAAACATTCGGCAAACCCATCTGAACAGCGGTTAGCGCGCCACATTGCGTATCGCAGTTCGGAGCTGGATCGCCGTCTGGCACACACGTTTGCCCGCTGTAGATCTGGTAGGAGTCAGCCGAGGCGGCGCCGTAGCAGCGTCGATTAGGCGTAGTTGTTGGCTTCTCTACAGAGTCGTGTAGTACCTGTAGATCCCCGTAGTCATCGCACGTGGTTGTTGGGTCACCACTTGCATCCAAACGACAGTAGATCGGTTCTGGTGTTAGAGCACAAACATGTGACACACCACAAATATCGCCAGAGCCACCTGAACTGGAAGAATCAGAACCTGCGGTGCTGGTACCACCGCCTCCACTAGCGGAAGACGGACCAGGTCGGTTTTCTTCGCCGCATGCGGCGAGTGCGAAGATTGACAGAAGGGTGAAAGGAATCGTGAGCTTGTTCATAACTGACTACTACTCGAAAGTTTCTTCGTGCTTGGAACACGCCTCGAGATAGAGTTCGCACGTGTTCGTTTGACGCCCGTACTTGCCGCAGGACTGACCCCAATCTACAAGGTCTTCTTCTTCAAAAAAGACGTTTGGAAAATGGTTCCTAATACACTTGTTCTCGATGCAAGTTTTACGGAGCGCACCAGAGCCCGCACCGATGTCCGTTTCACCGCACAACACAGCGCAGTCGTAAAAATCGACGCATGTTGGATACCCGCCACTACTCGAAGTGCCGACGGTCGGCTCAGAGTCTGATACTGGTGATGGAGGCGGCCTGTCACCGCCATCGCATGCAACACCTAACATAGCGGCCACAATGATGAGTCGGGTTAGCATGTTTGGTGCTTCCCCGACTCTACGCAAATTCGGTACCCAGCTATGTGCTGAGACTCAAAAGTGTTTTATGCGACGGCGCCTTACCTGGGTCTCCAGCTCTTCTTCCCACACCACTTGCGCGTGCGCTTCGGTAAGCACCGGCGCAAGTACTTTTGAGCAGCGACATATGCGGACACTATGGGCGCATCGAACCACTCAGGTTTGTAGCAACGCGGCATGTACTCCCAGTGTGAGCCCGCGTTGAGCCCCCAAGAGCCCCTGGTCGCCCACTGGTCGCCTTTACCCTTCGGTTGGCACCGACGGTCCAAATGTGTGTCGCGCCCCAGAGCACGCGACCGGGAGCCCAGGGCGGTCTGTCCGTACCACGTATTCGCAGAGATCCACGCGTCTCGTTCGTGGATACCTTTACGGATACAAACCTTACCGTCGGATGTCTCCCGCTTGCAGATCTTCACAAGCGCAGGAGCTATTGCAACGTCACCGACCAACGTGGCGGCGATCCAAGCAGACGGCTCAGGTGGAATCAGTGTTAGTAGAGCTAGTAACAGTTTCAGCATTTTTATCTCGCTCTCGTTTGGCGCGCGTACGCGGCATGTATTCATCACTGATGACGAGGTTCAGCACTGAACGCAACGTTGACACGTCGAACTCAACCCACGCGCACGGTTTGTCCGGCGCGGTGTTGGCTTTGTACAGGAACACACCGACGTCCTCCAACGACCGGCGCAGCCTTGCGGCTGCGCGTACGATCGCAATCGGATCGATGAATAGACGAACAAGGTTGCCCCGTATCTCGAGGATGGTCCAACCCTGAGCCTCCAGGAACTCGCGGACCTCATCCATACGCAAGCTGCATGAACTCCGCACGCGCGGCTGCGTTGGTGCGCAACACACCATGCATGGAGGAGGAGACCATGTTAACGCCGGGCTTATGAACACCGCGCGTGGTCATGCACTGGTGTGCTGCGGTGATGACCACTCCAACACCCTTCGGCTTGAGGACGCGGTTGATCGTCTGCGCAATCTGGTCCGTCAGCTTCTCTTGAATCTGCAGACGCTTTGCATACGCCTCGACCACCCGAGCAAGCTTGCTGATGCCTACCACACGCCCGTTTGGTACGTAACCCACAACCGCCGTCCCAACGATGGGGACCATGTGATGCTCACAGTACGACTCAACTCTGATACCTGTGAGCACGACCATCTCGTCGTACGTGTCCACGTCCTCTTCGAAGACCTTCCCCAGCATCTCTCCCGGGTTTTGGTCGTACCCCGCAAAAAACTCCTCGTATGAACGTACGACGCGGGACGGTGTCTCCACCAGTCCCTCGCGTTCTGGGTTGTCACCAGCCCATCGCAGGAGGGTCCGTACGGCTTGCTCAGCTTCTTCTCGGCTTGGTTTGGTCATGGAACTCCGATGATTTTATGGGACTGCAGCGATAACCGCCAACCGGGCCGGCGCATCACAAAGTCGGCTGCGTTTTGCAGGTTGGAGTTGCTGATCAACGATTTGCCGACACCAGTAGTCGTAGCTTCCGCCGACACGAAGGCGTGTTCGAAGTTGTCGCGGATACTCTCGTACGCGGTCGGATCGTACGCTGGGAAGACGACCTTGAGCTCGTTGCCGTGCTTCAGCTTGAGCCGGTCGACTGGGAGCTTGGGCGACACGCAGATCCAGTCCAACCCGTGACGCACACCGACTGGTACCTTGGGAAGCACCGTACCGTTCGTCTCAACAGCGATCACCGCATCCGGTGCAATGCTGCGCACCACAGCGATGAACTCGCGGTCCACTTGGAGCAGAGGCTCGCCGCCAGTGATGACAACAAGCGGCACATCACACGGAAACGTGCCGCCAGTGCGCTTTGCCAAGTCGACACCACCCATCATGGTCCCGTGTGCAAAGTCGGTGTCGCACCACAAAGGGCACAACGCACCGTTGCGCTTGGCATCGCGCTGTCGGTGTGGCTCGAGACCGCTCCACATGTTGCACCCGGACATCCGGATGAACAGTGCGGGCGTGCCTGCGTGTGCACCCTCGCCCTGCACCGTGTAGAACGTATCCTTGATCGAGTACTTCCTCACTTCGGTCCACCCGACCAATCCGCAAAGCAGTTCGGCGTCTCCCAGACGCGGATACGCTTCACAAACATACCCGCAAAGTTGAGAAGCTCGTTCGCTTTCCCGAACAGGTGGCGCGCGAGATTCTCCGCGGTGGGCGGGTACGGAAGGACATACCACTCGCGGAGAGTGCCGTCGCCATCTTGCACGTAGCACTCGTCACGCATGGCCTCCATCAAGATGTCGCCCTTCTGGTAGATCATCGTGTGGTCAAGGTTGTCGTCGATCCACCCGCCCACGATGCTCTTGACCTTACCGAAATCGATGACGAAGCCTTCCTCTGTGAGGCGCGGTGCAGTAACAGTAACCTCCACAACATAGCGATGGCCATGCGGCGTCTTGCACTTGCTCTCATGGAGCGGGACTCGGTGGCCAGCGTCGAACTCAAGTTTCCTGGTGATCTCGTACATCGTGCTTCTCCTCAGCTGGGTCGGCGAGGTTTGCGTCTGCGAACCCCTTTGCGCGTGCCTTGCACGCGGGACACTCCCCACACCCGGGACGTTGTCCGTTGTAACAAGTGGCGGTCTTGCCGAGTGCTTCCCAACAATCGGACCCAAGCGACTTCGCGAGTGACACGATTGTGGATTTACTCATCTCGATGATTGGGTTCCACAAGGTGATTGGGCCATCTGAGCTGGGAAGAGCCAAAGAGGCAGCAGCCTGCATCGCCTTCACGAACTCGACACGGCAGTCCGGGTACCCGGAACCGGTCGTCTGCACAATGCCGGTAACGATTGTCTTGGCACCGAACTTGGCAGCGACAGACGTTGCGATCGAGCAGAAGAGTAGGTTGCGCCCAGGCACAAACGCATTCGACATTCCGTCTGGGCGCACCGTGTCGGTACGCCCACCAGACGCGGTGATCGGCTCGTCGGCTGCGACCAGTGCACTGTCCCCCAGGTCTGCGATGATCGCCGTCTCGAGTACGAGTTGCCGTACGCCGGCAGCGTTGGCAATCTCCTTCGCCGCGGCAAGCTCCAACTTGTGGCGTTGGCCATAGTCGATGGTGAGCGCCAAAATCTGGTCGACACCGAACCGGTGCATGGCGTGGTAGAGCACCGTTGTGGAGTCTTGCCCGCCGCTGAATAAAACGACTGCCTTCATGCTGTACCTCCGTTGAGCTCCGCCATCTCGCGGCGCCACTTTACTTTCACCTTCTGCTCGAGCGCCATGTAGAAGTCCACCTCACGACCGAGCGCGTGGATGCCATTCGACGGTCGGATACTGAGTTGTCCGTAGCGCTTCCACTGCCCGTAGCGCGTCGGCCCGATCTCCCAGGACGACGCGTCCGCGGTGTAGAACGGCAGCGCCATCAACACGCGCTCTTCCGCCACGCCGAAGCCGTGCACCTTTTTGGGCCAGATGTTGTCGAAGACAGCCTTACCCCACTCAATCTTCCGGTGACCACGGAGCTGGGTCATGCCGCCGAGCCCGATCATGTCGAACTCGCTGGCAATGGCACGCAGGAAGCCAACCGGCTCACCGACATGGTACGTCGGCATCGCAGGGATACCCGCCTTCTGCATGAGCTCGGTGTTGCGCATGGTGGCACGCCAGTCACCAATGACGTCAAGTGCGGTGTAGAG